GAAAATGGAATAGATAAGTATCTTCTTGAAGATGGTACTGGAGTTCTTCTTCTTGAACCACCTATCGTAGAATTTGACGCTGTTTCATCTGGAAATGGTACAGGAACAACAGTTACTGTCTCACATGTTTGTTCAGGGGATAACCGAGTTCTGATTGTTGACGCAGCTTTAGGTATAAGTCCCGATAACCGTACGTTGACAGCTACATATAACGGCGTGGCAATGACTTCACTAGGTTTGCGCCATTCCAATGATGATACCGCGGGGTATATTGAGAAGTTCATTCTTATTAATCCAGCTTCTGGTACACATGATATTGTTGTAACTCGCTCCGGTACTGGTACCCCGACTCTTATTGTTGGAGGTATCTCCTTTAAGAATGCATCACAAACTCTTTCCGATTACACAGGAAATTTCTTTTCTGCAGCAGGCTCAAGTACGACACCTAGCGTGGCTGTAACAAGTACTCTTTCTAGTTCAATAGTTCAAGATGGTGCTGTTAATGGTTCTTCTTTTCAAACTGTTGGTGCTCTCCAAACACAGCGTTGGAATCTCAATGTAGATAATCTCTCCGCTGGAGGTAATGCCGCTGGTTCGACTGAGCCGGGCAATGGTGGTACTGTCACAATGTCCTGGCTAGTTGATACTGACTGGTGGGCAATTCAAGCTGTTGAAATTCTTACCATTACTGCTGTTCCTCAAGATTTAGCAGTTGGATTTCTTGATAATGCTGAAACACTATTTGCTCCTTCTCTAGCTAATCAGTCTTCACTTAATTTATCTGTTGGATTCTTAGATAATGCAGAAACCTTGTTTGCTCCTTCATTTGTTAAGGATTTACCTATTGGTTTTATTACCTCTACTGCTCAGTTATTTGCTCCTACTCTTGAAAATGAAGCTGGTAGCGATCAAGATTTAAATATACCATTTCATGAGCAAGTTACTGGTTTCTTTGTAATGTCACTAGCTAATCAATCTCCACATGCTTTAGAGATTCCACTTTTAGGATCAGGTACTCAGCTTTTTGCACCTTCTCTAGAGACTCAGACTCCATTAAATGTTAGCCCAGGATTTATTACTAGTACAGTACAATTATTTGCACCTACTCTTACAAAAGATAAAACTATTGATGTAGCATTCTTATCTTCTAGTGTTCAATTATTTAATCCTTCTCTAGTTAATCAGTCTCCTTTAAACTTAGCTCCTGGATTTATTAGCTCTACGCTTATAATTCCTGCTGCTTCTTTAGTATTACAGGCTAATTTAGAGTTGGAAGTTGTATTTTTAACCTCATCCGCGGTACTGTTTTTACCATCCTTAGTTAATGAGGGAGGGGAAGTGTTTGAGCCAATCCTGGCCGGTAATGGCTCTCTCATAGATCAGATCACAAATGGTCTGATTACTCAGGGATTCTTAGCAGGTAGTGTAACAGACCGGGAGAGGTTACGTTTACTCAATAAGCTAGTCTTAGTAGACCCGCAAAGCTTGTCTATGATGGATCTATACCAGCTAGCTAATGAAGATAATAGACTATATGAGATTGGAATTGATGAATTGCCATGAGAGTTCCTATTGTAATAGACGGACAGTGGGTTTCTGAGGAGTTTGCTACATTAGCAGAAGTAATCAAAGATTATGAGTCTAGTCTTGAACTAAGATGGATTCCTCCTGAAAATCGTAAGACTACTAATGAGAGAGCTAAACCTATTGTTATCTGGGACCTCTCTAAGAATATTCCTGTCAGATATCTTTCTGAAAGAGATAATCCTGCTGATGTTTTAGCTATGTTATTTGAGTCAGATAATAAACATGGTAATGTGTTAGATCGTTTGGATAAAAGAGAGGCTGCACTTCAATTATTAGAAATGCGTCGTCAGATGGATGAGGCTGAAGAATTAAAGGATCAGTCTGCATTTCTTATGCGTACAAGAAAGAACTACATTAAGTTTAATGGTAAGAAACTTGATGATCAACTTCGGCCATTGGAGTAATAATGAATGTCGGTGATCTTAAGACTCGCGTTAAAAGACAATTCGGTGATGAGTCGGGAGTTCAGATTACCGATGCTGATATTATTCGATGGGCTAATGACGCAATGCGTGAGATTGTCATGCAAAATGAGACTGTTTTGCAGAGTACACAATTTGATGACTTAGAGGTAGGTATAGATGCTTATCCTATGCCTTCTGATTTACTAGTTCTTCGATCCATCAGAGTTAAGACAGCAGATTCAGAGCCTTATTCATCTATTAATGGTTTAAGTCTTAATCAGTTTGATGAAACTATCTACACATGGGATGGGAATAACAGGACCTCTGATCCATGTGTTTATACAATTTATGATGGTCAGATTTTCCTCTTTCCTAAGCCAGATGCTAATTTTACTGATGGTCTAAAGATTTTGTATAGTCAGAATCCTACTGATCTTGTAAATGATGCTGACCCAATCGGTTTACCTCTTATCTATCATAATGCAGTAGTTAAATATTGTTTAATCCAGGCTTATGAACTTGATGAGGATTGGGAAGGCTCGGCTAATAAGTTAGCTCAATTTCAGAATGATCTGAATGTAACAGCAGAGAGAGAAAATCGTAGCTCTATTGAGACATATCCTGTCATTACTGTCCGTGAGGAAGATATGTAATGGTTAGTGCAGGAGAAGTCTTACGATTAGGGCCTTTTACTGGTGGTCTTAACCTATCATCTGATCCAACTTCTGTAGCGGATGCAGAACTTGTTGAATGCGTTAATTTAGAATTAGATATTGAAGGTTCTCTTAAAAGTCGTCCTCCTTATGTAATAGTAGATGATGATAATACAACTATTGAGGGTCATATAATTATTGGGTCAGCATTATTTGGTTCTACAGCTTATTTATTTTCTAGTGGAGTTGATTCTGCAGGAGTAGAGTCTATTAGATCATCTACTGATGGTATTACTTGGACTGCTATTAATGGTGCTAATGAAAGATTTAGTGTTGCCTGTATTCAGTATAGAGATAAGGTATGGTTTGTAGCACACCCTAACTCAACTAATGGTGGGATGAGTTGGGACCCTATAGGTGGTTTAACAGCGATTGCTACTATGCCAAGAGGTATGGCTTGTGTTGTACATAAAGAGAGATTATATGTATGTGCTGGTAGGTCCGCTGTAACTAATAATTCTAGATTAACATTTTCTGAACCTGCTGACTTAACTACTTGGGGTGCTAGTGATTTTATTGATGTTTCGCCTGGTGACGGTGAATCTCTTAATGATATTCTAGTGTACAATGACAACTTACTTCTATTCAAAGATGCTTCTACACATGTTTTAGCCTATGATTTAAATCCTGCTGACGCTATCCTTCGTGAAATTAATCCTGTTATCGGTGTTGATGCAGAAAAGAAGAGTGTGCAATTTGAGAACGTAGCTTATATTCTACATGATGATATTGTATATGAGATTGTTAATTATGATTTTAATCCCATTAATATCAAAGTTCCATTTGTGTTAGATCAAACTATTCCTCCTGCAACTCAACCAAGAACTATTGATTCTTCTCTTTCTCTTTTAGGTAATCGTCTTATTACTAGGTTCTTTGCTAAGACTTATGTATATGGATTCCGTACAAAGACATGGAGTGAATGGAAATCAACATTTCAACCAACTAGCCAATGGCATGAGTTAACTCCATTAGTTAAGTTACCGGCATCTAATCCTGGTCAATACTTTGCTATGCGTAACTTTGATGAATCAACCCATGTGTTTAAGATGAGGGATCTTCCTGTAGCGAATGAGGATGAATTAGGTACTGGTACTATAGCATGTCATATTAGAACTAAAGATTTTGATATAGCTGATCCAGTACATTTTAAGAAATTATATTGGTGGAGTGCAGATGTTTTAACTGGTAATAATGTAATTGGTGCAGCTTCTCCTATTACTATTGCTTTCTCACCATCTTGGGAACAGCTAGAAGACTCAGGTGGAGATTTAGCTTGGGAAGAATTAGGTTCCTGGGAGTCTTTGCTTGATACTCCTTCGTCTACTACTACTCAGTATACTGGAGATAATAATTTTGCTATTAGTAAGACATATAAGTTTATGAAAGGTTTAAGATTTAGAAAGATTAATTTTGTAGTTCTCTTAGTTACTGATGGTAGTCTTACACAACCATCTAAGATATTTAGTCTTACTGCTACAGTCAGAACTAAGCAAGCTATTGTAAAGACGGTGAGCTAATGCCTGGTAGTCGAACTCGTGGTTTTAATCCTTATGCAGCCGGTGCTAAGATATATGGTGGTGGTCGCTCTAATCCTACAAGTGGACCAGTTGATAAGATGGGTTATAGAGAAAGGGATATGAAGCATAAGGCACGCAAACAGGCTATAATGAATCGCCTAAGAGCAAA